TCCAATGCATCGAGCCGCCGGGGTTGCAGTCGCCCCAGAGCTGCGGATTGGCCACCACCGCGCCACGACCAGTCACGCGCGTCAACAGCGTTTCCCAGTCGTCGATCACGAGCTCCTCGGCCTGGTTTACGTAAATCCCGTCGCGCTCGCTCGACAAAACCCGGCCCGGATTATCCAACCCAGCCAGCCAGATTTGCGAGCCGTTCCGGTAAATGAAACGCTCGGGCTTCTCCCCGCCATACGCCACAATCCCGCGCATTTCCGGCTGCACGACGCGCTTGTAAGTCATCACGCACGAGCCGACCAGAGATGAGAATGTTTTCCTGGCCATCACCATTTGCGAGCCCGGCACCGCCTCACAGATCGCGTGCAGCTTTAAAATGGAGGCAACCGTCTTCCCGGTTTCAGCGGGCCCTGAACACATCACCTCCTGCTGGGTGCTCGTGAAAAGCTCCCCATTGCCACCGCGAAGCTCATAAACTGGAGTGCTCAAAATTCAAACTAGTTTGATGTTTGCGCATTCAATTCGTTCCCTTATAAAACAAAGTCACCCTGTTTTGTGCACTTTGATGCATTTGGTATTGACACTGAAGCGTCTGGGTACCAATAGTATTTCACCACTGACACGCGCCTTTTCATGCTTTCGCCTTTGGCAGTTCCGCACCCCTCACAACAATTTGAATCGGTGCTATCGATGTTCCGTCGGGATTTTGCACAACTTGCTCGACACGGTCGCGCCAGTCCAGAGGGAAACGGTTGATCATCTGGAATCTGAACGCCGCCGCATTCAGCCGCCGAGCATCTGAATCCCATAATCCATCCTGGCCCTGATCTTCCCACCACGCCTGCGCCAGCTCACGAGCGCGCGTCATACTGTCACAAAAGTCTGGCTTTTCCTTCTCCCATTCGATCAGTGTTTTTCGACAAACGTCCAGAACAGCGGCGATTTGGACACGAGATTTGCCCTGCCGACCGAGCTCGATTACCTGCTCGCAGAACTCCGGCCTGTAATCCGTTGGCCGGCCGAAAGGTTCTTTTCTTACATGTGGTGAAATTTCATCTTTCATGGTTGATATTTACTTCATTTTTGCTCATAAATCAAAATCCCCTCATTTCAACCCCCTCCGAATGTCCGCCAACCGCTTCAAAACCTCGCCAGCAGGCAGGGCGCGGCCCCGGCTGGCCTGTTTTGTGGGTTTGGCCGGCTCATCATCCGACTTCCAGTCAGCGCTGTCATTCCGGCAGACCACACAATAGGCATTCTTTGCCGCGTCGTGGGCACCCGGCGGTGGCATGTTGACCGTGTCGTCGCAGACTCTACAATACCAATGGCTCATAGATTTCTTTCCGAAAAGTCTTGGGTATTCACACCCACACAAATGTTTTTATCGCGAATCAGACGCGAGAAAATCCGACCGTCAACCGCCTTGAGTCCGTCCGCGTCCTTGTTGCTGGAAATCAGAGTCCATTGGTCAACCCGACAGCCGAGCAGGGTGTTTAACTCCTCTGCGGCAAATCCACTGGCGTCCCGCTCAGCCCCAATATCATCCAAAAACAACACCGGCCAACGCTTCATCTCTTGGCGCATTTCAAACACATAGCCAGAACGAAGTTTGTGAACAAAATCAGGCCAGTAGATGATTTTGGGAAAATAATCAATCCGGCTCCAGTCGGAATTGGCCTTGGCATATTGCCAGAGGCGTTTGCAAATGTGAGTTTTTCCGGTGCCACTGACGCCGATGAACGAAAGCCAGCGCGGGGACACCTTGGCCTTGAATGCTGATGCCCATTGCTGGGCCGCCGTGGCCATTTTGACCAACTCCGGATCGCCGCAGGTGTCGAACCCCAGCCATTCAGCGAACTTTGGCTTTAGCGGCTGCGGACAGGGGTCCGGCGTTATAAGTTCCTGCATTGCGGTCGGGAGCAGTTGAGCGATTGTTTTCATGTTTCTGTCTTTCTTCAAATGTTCGAGCCTTGTCTAGCGCCTCATCCCAGTTGCTGAGCAGCTTGGACATTGACTGGTAAAAAAACGCCTTTTCCTTCTCGCGCCAGGCGGTGATTTCCTTCAACTCGAACAGCGCGCTTTCCCTCTGGGAAATTCCAGAGATCGCACTTTGCTCGATGTAGGAAAGCGGCGCGCCAGCTGGCCGGTTAAAAAACGAGCACACCTTGGCGGCGATTACGTCGTAGGGTAGGGGACTGGTTGATTCCGTTGCCATCCCGTTTTGCAGCCAGTCCTCCCCAAGCAGTTTTCGTTCCACTTTGGGACAGAGTTGCTTTTGAGTTGGAAGAGCGGGCGCGCTTCCCTCTGCTTCTGCTTGTTGCATCTGCTTACTGCCTCTGCCTCTGCCTCTGCCTCTGCTTGGGCTTACCTCGCTTACGCCAGCTGACGGCTGCTTACTATCGCTTACGCCAGCTGATGGCTGCTTACTACTGCTCGGCTTATTCTTCTCGCGCCACCGGGCTTGAGCGAGCTTGTTTTGCTCCCGGCGATCATCCTCATTTTTGATGGCGCGATACTTCCCGTGGTTCACGATCTTCCATCCCCATGCCCGGTGTTCATCCATCCTAAGCAGCCTAGCGCCAGCACATTCCGGTGATCTACTTTCTGGGTCTGGAGCTTCCAAAATGAGGATTGCGGCCCGAACTTCCTCCTCTGTTAAGCCGGTTTCCTCCGCCACGGCCCGAAAATGCTTATCCACATACCCGGCGGCGTCGGCATGTGCCAGGAGGTTGGTAAAGACAAGAATTTCATGGGGCCGACCCCGCAGGGTGCCTTGGTAAAGGGAGGCGAATATTTTGGCGTACATAGCAGAGTAAGCAATACTATAAGCATTACGGGAGTCAAACGGAATTACAAAAGCTGCGGCTCTGGGTTGAGACAAGCCGGCGAAAACCAAAGCCGTTCCCGCTTCCCGTTGCCTGTTCGCTCGGTCGCCTGACCACCGTAGCCCTCCCCGGCGTTCCAGACGTGCACCAGCCAGTTGTCCGGCATCTGGTGTTCACCATCATAGCCAGCCAGGCAAATCCGCATCAGCTTGTTTTTACCCTGTTCAATCGCCCATTCGCGGACATCGTGGGCCACCGTTTTGGATTCACAGCGGTAAAGATTGTTGTTTCGATTGGCGGTGTCGGCATATGGCGGGTCCAGAAAAACCCCGGTGATACCGTGGTTAAAAGTGACGCTCGGGCCACACGCACGGGACCAATCACCACAGCACACGCGCACGCCGCGCAGGCGGTCGGCAAGCTGCTGAAAATATTCAATCAACTCTCCGCGCTGCAGATTCACTCCCTGACCTTTGTTGCCGAGGTGGACGCGCTGCCGATTCACTCCCTGACCGTTGCTGCCGAGGTGGACGAGCTTCCGATTCACTCCCTGACCGTTGCTGCCGAGGCGGACGAGCTGCCGAGCCCCATCAACCTCCTGGGCAGACCACGGTCCCTTGCCACTGCAAAACCCAGACCCAATCCAGCAGGCCATTCCCCAGACCCACCAACCGGCAATTTTGGCGTCAAAATAATCTGGGTCACCTTCTAGCCGCGCCTGCAGTGAGTCTTTGACGCCGACAAGCCAAGCGTGGCGGGCGTGCAAATCATTCTCATTCACCGGCCAGTCAGCGAACCCAGAAACAGCATCGGGGTCCGCTCGCAATGCCCGCCAGAAGTTCGCCAGCAGGCCGTCGGCGTCATTCACAGTTTCAAGGCTGAATGGCTCCGGTCGGCCCAGCAGAACCGCGCCTGAGCCAAAGAACGGCTCGACGTAGTTTGCCACCGCCCCGAATCGCTTCCAAATTTCGTCGGCTACTTTACGCTTTCCACCCCAGTACGGGAACGGTGATTTTAAGGTCATATTTTTCATGCCACATCGGCGGGAAATTAAGGTAAAATCCTTTGCTGTTGCCACTGACCATCTTGTTTCCACACCAGCCAGAAATCAACCTCAGGCCATTGGTGAGCCGCGACCTTTAAGGCGAGCTTGCCCCGGTCAATGTTCTTTACGGCCATCCCCTTACACTCCCACGCGGTCAGTCGGCCGCCGCGCCAGCCAGTCATGTCCGGTTTGTAAAAGGCGTTCCCGCCGATCTTAAACTTGATGGCTTGCGCCCTGAGTCCGTTTACCCGCTCACCCTCAAAGCTGAACATGCTCAATTGGCTGAACCACGCTTGCTCCAGCTTGTTCATGAGTGGCTTTTCGCTCTGGCGTATGCGCTTTCCATTCGCCTGCTGTGGCAGGATTCCAAAAGCATCAGTTGCATTCGCCCGAATAAAGCTCTCGGGTGCATTTGGGAATTTCTTTCGGAGTTCGATTGAGTTCATTTTTAATGCCCGGCGGAATAACCCGCCGGGCGGTTGGATTTAGGTGCCTGAAATTAAGGTGTAACGTCTCCGTCTCGGAACATGCCGGGTTTGTAATCAGCACTGAACATCATGCGTTGCCGGGGCGGAGGCGGTGCGCCGTTCATTTCCACAAGGCGGGCGAACGCGGCCTCGTATTTAGCGGCGAACTCGGCGAGCGACTCCGCCAGACTGAGGTGATACTTTTCATCGCGCTCAATAACGAGATGGAACGCCGGGAATGCGTCGAGGTAGCAGGCCAGCGGGTAGGACAGAAAGTGCCATGTCGCGCAGCCGGTTACCAACATCGACCCCTGAACCTGGCCCCGGTAGTCATCCGGCAGCTTTCCAGCCAGTAGGTATCCAATGTGAGTCTTGAGTTCGGGGCACTTGATTTCAATGCCGCTCCAGTGGGGGGTTGCGCCTTGGAGCACGCTGGTTGCGCGATCTTCAAGCCACGGCCCCGCCCATCCAACCAATCCATCAGGTGAGCAACCCGCGCCATTTGCATCTTCCTCTTTTTCAGACTCAACAAACCCAACGTGCTTGATGTCAAGCCCGTATTCGAGTGACGCGAACGCGGATGCCTTTTCTTCCACAATGACGCCATTGTTGACGGCCATAGAGATGAACCCGCCGGATGCGCGGCCTGTCCACCGCTCGGCCAGCTTTTCAGCGAGGTAGGTTTTCGGCATCTGGCCTTTGCGCAGATTGCCTTCGCTGTCCACGATGCGGTAGAATTCGCTCGAGGTGATTTTACCGGCGCGGATTTCAAGCCATTCTTGGGTTGCGTCGCCGCCGGTTTTTTGCTGGAAGTGCGCGTGAACTTTCATTGGTCAGCCTTTTGTTCCCAAGCCAATTCTTCAGCTTGTTCTATTTCTTCGTCATGCAATTCTATCTCATTTCCGTCAACGGTTGCGCGGATGAATTCTAACTCCGCAGGTTCGTCTGGCTCCAATGCCGGACCAGCCCCGCGCACGCCACCACATGAATCCCGCTCTCCGCGATGCGCACGGTGATATTCAAATTCAACATCCGCCTGCAATTCAATGGTGCCCGCCTGCAATTCAATGGTGCACGAAGGTCGCTCTATGGTTAGGGTGATGGTCATTTGACACCTTCCTTCCGCTTAAGCATCCGGTCGCACCGGGGATAGTCAATGGCCGCGATGTCGGAAAAAGACTTCACGTTTGCGCCGGCAAACTCGAAGAACGCCACCTTGTTCGCGTTAGCCATCGCCACGCGGTGTTCCAGCTCGTCCGCCTGCTCCTTGGTTATCTTCGTTGCGATGTCGCCCAAATTGCGGGCGTCGTCCGTCTCGCTTGTGCGTGATTTTAGGCCAAACCACTTGATGACCAGATGTCGCCACGCGCTTGTGGTGGCCCCCGTGTCCGCCGCCGTGGCATCCTTCATACGGTTCGTTCCGCCCGACCGGACAGAGTAGCGGCGCGTCTCGTCATGACCGTCCTCATGCGTCAATGTAACCACCGCTGTTGATTTGTCCCCATCGGTTTCCTGCCCGAACATCAGCGTGAATCCATGCTTGAACAGAACTGGGTCAAGCTTCGATGTTATTTCAGCCTCAGAACAATACCGAAAAGCGACTTTACCGCTATCGGTTTGCGCCTCCTTGTCGGCGTAAAACTTCATCGTGCTGATTTCTTTCCGCAGCTCGAAAAAAGAGCGGTTGAACTTGGCCTTGCTTTCGAGCGCAACCTCCTCGCGGCGCATGGCGATGATCTCCTTGACCACGGCGACGTTTTCGGACGTGACACCACCACGGACGGCGGCGTCAAGGATTTCAAGCGACGTGGGCGCGGTGCGGACGACGGTGCCGTCCATCTTTACAAGTTCCTGGCTCACAGCAATTCTCCGGTTGAGATTTGAGACTCGATCCATTTAGCCAGCGCCTCCACCTTAGCGCTCAATAGCGAGAAGTGGTGACTGTTGTGGAACACAGGGCGCGGCAAACTGCGCAGCGCGTCCGCATAAGCTTGCGCCTTCGCATTGTCTGGCGCGGCCTCAGCCTTCTTTTTGGCGGCAGCTTCGGCGGCCTGGCGCTCGGCCTCCCCATCACGCAGGCGCTTTGCCTCCGCCTCGGCCTGCGCCAGCTTCCGGCGCTCCTCGTCGGCAACGGCCTTCAATCTAGCCTGCTCCTTGCGGGCCTTTTCAGCGGCAGCATCAGCCGCAGCTTTAGCGGCAGCGCGCTCTTCTGCCAGTTTGGCGGCAGCAGCTTCCCGTTGCGCCTTGGCGGCAGATTCCGCCGCCGCCCGCTCCTCGGCCAGCTTCTTTGCTGCGGCTTCGCGTTCTGCCCTTGCTGCGGCCTGCTCGGCGACCAGCTTGCGGGCGGCTTCCGCGCGCTCTGATTTGGCGGCAGCCTCGCGGGCGTCGGCCTCGGCTTTCAGCCGCGCATTCTCGGCGGCGATGCGTTCGCGTTCAATGCGCTCGGCTTCCGCTTTGGCTTTGGCATCAGCCGCAGCCTTGATTCTTTCAGCCTCCACCTTTGCGGCGGCGTCAATCTTGGCTTGGCGCAAAAGCTTCTCGTCGGCAAGATAGTCGGCATAATCACTGTCCGACATGGCGGAAACATCCCCAAAACACACGCAGTCCAGCGCCTTCAATTCGGCCTCGCGGGAAACCTTCAAAGCGGACAGTCGGGCAGCCTGGGCCCGAGCAGCGATATC